AAAACCATTAATGGAAAGAGTTGCCTTAGCAATGTCGATTTTAAAAGGTGAAGAAATTGTTGCTACGGTTGAACGTAACCAATTAGCAATGATGGTTGAAACGGATAAAGGTAATTTAGAATTACCATTTGATGACATTCAAGTAGGTGATGCAGTTTTATTGGAAGACGGTACAATACCAACAGATGGAACTTACTTAACTCTTGAAGGAGCTACAATCGTTATTTTAAACGGTCTAGTTTCTGAGTATATGCCAGAACCTGAACAAGAAATTGAATTGGAAGTTGAACTTTCTGCAATGCCAACACAAGAAGAAATGGACGCTTTAACAGCTGAAAACGAGTCTTTAAAAGCTGAAGTTGAGGCTTTGAAATTGGAATTAGATAAAGCAAATGGAGTAGCCGAAACAGTTGTGGCTAAAATGGAAGAGTTAGCGAAAGTTGGGAGCAATTATACACCTCCTGCACAAGCGACGGTATTTAGAGAGATTGAAACTCCTAAGACTATCAAAGAACAAATGAAAGAAAGAAAATTAATTAGTAAAAACAAATAATAAATAAATAAATAAACAAGATGGCATTAATTGATGTAACAGATTTAACATTCAACGGAGAAGAAATTAAAGCAGTATCGGAAGCGGTATTTGAAAGTGCATTTTCTAAACCTGAATTAACAAAATTTCATTCTGTAGTGAATGGAATAGTAGCAAAAAAACAAATTGCAATCTTAGGTAGATTGAATGGTTTAGTTGGAAAAGGAACTGGTTCTTGTGATCCATCAAGTGCAACTAACGCAATAGTAAACACTGAAAAGTTTTGGAATCCAGCAGTAGTTTCTGATAGATTCGAGTCTTGTTGGTCAGACTTAAAAGAAACTTTCTTTTTATACGGTACTAAAAAAGGTATTGAAAAATACGATTTAACAGGAACTGACTTTTTGAACTTTGTTGAGGAATTGGTAACTGATGCTATTCAAGAGGCTATTTACCGTATTGCTTGGTTCGGTGATACAACTGCTGAAAATGTTGTTGACGGTGGTGTTATCACTAATGGAACAGACTTAGCTTATTTCAATAAAATCGATGGTTTTTGGAAACAAATTTTCGCTATCGTAACTGCTGATGCAACTAGAAAAACAACTGATTTAGCATCTAGAAATGGTCAAGCGTCATTTGCTCTTCAAGCGTTCACAGCAACTGATACAACAAACAAAGTTGTTTCAAACGCTTTACAAAATATGCGTTTCGGTGCTGATTACAGATTAAGAGAACAAGCTGGTTTGGTTTATGTAGTTACTCAATCGGTTGCTGATCAATATGAGAGAGAATTGTTAGCATATAATATAGCTTTTACAACTGAACGTTTAGAAAACGGTATTACTTTGTTAAAATCAGGTGGTATTGAAGTTTATTCTTTCAATCTTTGGGACAGAATTATTCGTTCTTATTACTCTAATGGTACTGTTTATTTCTTACCTCACAGAGCAGTATTAGTTACTCCTACTAATTTACAAGTTGGAACTGAAGAAGTTACTGCAATGTCAGGAATGGACGTTTTCAATGACAAAAAATCTAAGAAAAACTTTATTGATTTTGCTTTCAATATCGATGCAAAAGTAGTTCTTGATTACGAAATTCAAGTAGCATATTAATATTAAATGGGAGCTAAACACTCCCTTTTTATTCACTTTTAAAAAAATAAAAATATGTCAGTAGTATGTGGTGCAATTGCATCAAACATTTTAATTAGTTGCGAAACGCCTATGCAAGGTGGGACACGTGACAGAGCGGTAATATTCAATTTTGATGATATTTCTTCAATTGTTTTTGATGCTACAAATACCTCAACAGTTGAGGACATTGTATTAGCAGCTGGTAAATTAGCATACCAAATTGATGGTAAAAATAATTCAATTGCACCTAAAGCGTCAATGGTAAAAGTTGGTTTTAACAATATGTTCGACCATTCTGTAATGATGAAAGGGTTTGATATTTCACCTGAAATTAAAGAACAACTTAACTCAATGAAAGATGGTCGTTTTGTTATTATAACAGAAAACTATTACAAAGGTGTAGCTGGAAATTCAGCATTTGAAATCTATGGTTTAACAACAGGATTGGAAATGTCGGTTTTAGAACGTGACCCAAACAATGCAGATACTCAAGGAGCGTTTGATTTTACTTTCACTACAATTAATAATAAAGAGCCTAGACTTCCTAACTCTTTATTCAATACCGATTATGCAACTTCAAAAGCTGTTGTAGATAGTATATTGTAATATCAAAAATAATTGTTAATTTTAAGGGTATCATTTATTTGATGCCCTTTTTTTTTAAATATGGAAGAACAAATAAACAAAGTTTTAAGCTACGAAAAAACCAAACATTTATGGAGAGGAAATCACCTTTCTACGGAATGGCAACAAGCTAATAAATTAAATATAACCTTATTTGGAATTAGTCTAAATAAGGCTCAAAAATGCGAATGTATAGAGGATCTATTTTTTGCATTAAAACGTCCAAACATAACAAACAAAATAATAGAAAAAATGGAAAAAGAATTTCACGTTAAAAAGGGAGCGGTTATAATGTCGTTCGGAGTTGATACAATTACAGAACATTCAACTGATAAACAATGTATTTCGGCTTTAAAACACAATCCAATATTGATTAAATTCTTTGAGAAAGTTCCTGAAAATTGGAAAACAATAGTTGGTATTAAAGAAGACATTAAAGAACTAGCTGAAGAAATTAAAGAGGTAATTCAGGCGGTTAAACGAACACGTGCAAAACGTAAGTAATGGCAAAAGTTAAATCTACAGCTCAAAAGGTTACGCAAAGAATTGATGTTATAGATAACATTGGTTTCTTTGTAAAGAAATACGATTTCGATAATAAGTACCCACAAAGGGTAACTGATATTGTTAATGATTCTGGAACGGCAAAAACTTGTTTAAAATTACACGAAAAATTTTGTTTTGGTGGCGGTTTAAAAGATACCGATTTTTACAAAAGTAAGATAAATTCAAAAGGTGAAACTACTGATAAGTTTTTACGTAAATTATTTAAAGACTTCGTTAAATTTGGTGGGGTTGCTATTCATTTAAATTATAATGGTTTAAATCAAAAAAGGGAAGTTAGTTTAATTCCTTTTGAGTTTTGTCGTTTAGTTCCTGAAGGCGATGAACGTTACGGAATGATTGAGGTGTACGATGACTGGGGAATGACTAAGCATAAGAAGTTTGACAAGACTGATATAGTTTACATTAATCCTTACAATCCTGCAAATGTAGAACAAGAAGTTGAAGATGCTGGCGGTTGGGAAAACTATAAAGGACAAATCTATTACTCACCTATGAACGAATATCCATTAGCTCCATTTGATGCTGTTTTAGAAGATATGCTTACAGAAGGTCAATTAAAAAAATTCAAACATTCTACGGCAACGGATAACTTTTTGGCTAGTCATTTATTGGTTATGGGTAAAACTGAAAGTGATGAAGATGCTGAATTATTTGATGAAAATATGAGAGCTTTTCAAGGTGGCGAAGGAGCGGGTCGTATAATGGTGATTGAAAGAGAAAGCAACGAGGAAGCAATCGAACTTAAGAAGTTAGACATTCAGAATTACGATGGTCTTTATGAGTATACTGAAAATAGTTCAAGAGATGCAATAATTAAAATGTTTTTAATACCTCCAGTACTTTTATTACGTGTTCAAGGTAGTTTAGGAACTTCAAAAGAGATTAGCGATGCATTCGACTATTATAATGGTATAACTTCAGATGACAGATTAGTTGTTGAAGAAATTTTAACTGAAATATTTACTAATTTTTATTATAATATTTGTCCTTCAAATGACTATTCAATTTTACCATTGAAATATTCAAAACCTATTGATGTGGCTTACGCTCAATATTTTACAGAAGATGAAATACGTATATCATTGGGTTACGAACCTAAAGAAAATAATCTATTAATATGATAACAACAAAATTAATAACACTTGCAAATATTCAGGCGGTAAAATCAATTTCTTTAAATGTAAATGAAATAAAGCAATTAACTCCTCATATATTAGAATCTCAAAATTTCGATCTAAGGGAATTAATTGGAGATGCTTTTTATTTGGACTTAATAGCTGATTTCATAGCGTTACCTTCACTAGATAAATATGCTTTATTGTTTAACGGCGGTCAATATACCTACCAAAATGAGGTGTATTACTTGGACGGTATAAAACAGTATTTAGTTTATTCTACTTATGCTCGGTATTTAGCTAATTCAAATGTAATTTCAACAGCTACTGGACTAGTTCACAAAACGAACCAATATAGTGACAAAGTAGAAGAAAAAACTATTGCTAGATTAGTATCTCAGGCACGTTCAGGAGCTACATTTTGCGAGGAAAATATTAAGAAATATTTAGAAAGAAATAAAGCTAGTTATCCATTATTTAAGTGCGATAAAAATGCTAACTTTACAAATGGTATAAAAATTAGAAATATAGGGAGCTAATGAATAGTGATAATTTAATATTAAGAGAAACGGACAATTTACCGTTAATAAATAAAGATGACACGTTAACAAATGCTGAAATTGATGGTAATTTCATAAACATTTACAACGATTTTATTTCTTTAAGTCAAGCAAATGACCCGACACTTATATATGATGTGGACAGAACCTATTCAGTTGATGAGTTCGCAACTTATGATGGTCGTTTATGGTTGGCAACTGAAATTTCAACAGGTGTAACTCCAATAGAGGGTAGTGCTGAATGGAATGATGTTTTCCCAACGATTTTAGCACACGAAAAAAACAAAGATACTATTTTAGATGAGGGCGGAACAAATGAAACTACGGTTGCTGAAATTAGAGCTTTTATTGATGCTGGTTTAACGTCAACTACTAATTTAAGTTTATCGACAAAAACAGGAACTAGTTTTAAAATTGAAAGCTCGACAGGTTCGGATGTAACTATTCCACAAGCTACAAGTGTAGATGCTGGGTTGCTTAATGCAAGCGACAAATCTAAGTTAGACAATCAAAGTGGCATTAATACAGGCGATCAAACATTGATTTCTTTAAATGCTGAAGATGTCGACAATAAAGTAACTGATTTCACAACAATTAACGACACTTTATATCCAACAACGCAAGCTGTTGACACTTATATAACTGCGGTTGTTCCTGACTTAGTAGATACTTTTATTGGTGGTTTAGTAGCACAAGATTTACAAAGTGTTACCGACAATGGCGATACAACGGACAATAATATTCAATTCAATGGAACTGCTGGTATACTTTTTGATAATTTAGCGGCAGTAAGAAAGGGGTCAATTGACGCTGGATATGGCGGTTCTAAAGGTATTGCTCAAATTTGCTCTATTGGTTATGAATTGAAGTGGGAGGCCGGTAGACTTTATGTAATGGGTGATGGTGGCACAACTATTAGAGAGGTATCTCACAATTTCACAACTACACCTAGTGCAACAGATGACAACACAAAAGGCTTTATAGTTGGAAGTCGATGGATATTAGACGATGGTAGTTTATATGTATGTAGTGATGTAACAACTGCTACTGCCGTTTGGACATTGCAAACGGTTGACTTTAGCACTTTGTTAGTTAAATCTAATAATCTTAGTGACTTAACAGATACAACAACTGCACGAACTAATTTAGGTTTAGGAAGTTTAGCAACACAATCGGGTACTTTCGAAGGTACTTCAAGTGGGACGAATACAGGAGATCAAGATTTAAGCACATACCAAGTTTATGCAACGGCAACAACAGGAAGTGTAATTTCTTTTATTGTACCTCAAATATATAATTCAGTTGCTAGTCCTTCGACATCTAATATTACAGATAGTTTAACAAGTGCAAAAATTGGAATAGTTCAGAAAATATATCACAATCATACGGTTGCACCAACTTTCCCTGCTGGGTGGGTGAAAATGGGAACGGCTACTTATACAACATCTACATTGAATGTTATCTTTTGTGAATGGGTAAGCTCTACAAGAGTTGAATATTGGATAACTAAACCTTCATAATATGAGTAGATACTATAGATCTTTTTTAGAGGAAAGCACACCGCCTGTAAGCTATTTATTAGATATGTATGGTGGTGCAAGTTCAGCATATTCACTTAGAAAATTATCATCTACTTATAGTGGAAGTGCTATTCGAGTAAGGCGGTCATCAGATAATGCAGAACAAAACATTGGCTTTAGTGGTGATGATTTAGATACAACTTCTTTACTTTCATTTGTTGGTGCTAATAATGGCTTTGTGACTACTTGGTATGATCAGAGTGGAACAAATAATGCTATACAGACAACAGCATCTAATCAACCACAGATAGTTACAAGTGGTACAATTAATACATTAAATGGAAAAACTGCTATTAATTTTAATAGAGATTTGTCAAAATATCTATATGTTAATTCAACCTCAGTTTTAAACATTCAAGAATGTATTTCAACATTTTCAGTTGCTAATTTCACGAATACTGGTGGAAATTATGGTCAAATAATGAGTAAAGGATATGGTGTTGATGGGGGTTATACGTTGTCACAACAAGCTGACGGAACCAATTATGTATGGCTTTTTATTG